TCACTACACAAAGATTCAAACCTTGATTTAGGTCTTAGGGTGAAACCCCTCTGCATAAAGCGTGTACAGTTATCGATACGAACTAATTCGTAATCAAGCCTTTCTTTTTCGAGTTGCTTTTCAGCAATTGCCTTACATATTTGTACGGAACGTCTATCTAGTGGAACCATGAAAGATAGTTGTACTCCCCAGTTCTGTGTCATGCTGTATGACTCTGGATCGTACGGTCTACCTTCAGTTCCTAAGTAATAGGGAGAGAGGCTCATAACTGATCCGTTACAAACCACTCCACCTCCATATTGTTGCCGTGAAACTCCAGAGTTATTCTGGAATTGCACAGCTTGATTCGTTACATTTCCTGTCGCTGCAGCTGATGTTTGGGGGTTTAATACCGTATTACCATCTTCAGCTTTGACTGGTACTCCTACTGAGAGAAGACCGATAAGGAAGTAGTAGTAGAGGTTGTATCTATTGTTCTGTTGATATCTGTTACTTCGATTATTCCTGCAGCTCTGTTGACTATTTCTAGCTGAAAGTTTGCTCCAGGGGTTGTTATGTCGAAGTTTGTTCCAGTAGCATTTATATGTCCTGAAGGCGTGATGTTGTGTCCAGTCCAACTGGAATAATCTCCTCCGTAAACGTTTGTTTGGATTGTCTCTACAATTTGTTGAGTTGAGTTCGTTGTGGAATTCATCGAACCTTGGGTGAAGGCGGGTGTGACAGTATTAGCTCTAACTGCAGTTGGAACTAACAAAAATAGAGCAAGTAAATACTTCTTCATGCGTCTTCTTTCTTTTTAACCATGGGACAATTAACGGGAGGTTGCTTGCCGTTACCACCTTTATTACCAGTGGTCAAGCCAAAAGTTGCGAGTGCTCCCGTAAAGACACTGGCAACGAACGTGATATCTGAGTTCCCACTTTTTTTAAACATGGGAATCTCCACGTAATTCATGGTTATGATTCAAATAAAGCCCGACCAAACCACAACTCCTAGACGTACAAAAGTTCCAAGGATTTCTATTTGATGTTCCTTATCTTCTGCAGCATCTTTGAGCTTGCTTAATAGGTTTGGTTTAGGGCTTTTTATCTCCTCCTTTGTTTCCATTCAATTTCTTTTGTATTCTTTTAGCAAGCTGCATAATGATAGGTTTCATTACTTTTACAGTTTGCTTAAACAATGAAGTTACAGTAAGGGTAGCTATAACAGACACTGACGCTGTAGTTCCTGCAGTCACGAGTATTTCTTCTTTGGGAACTGGAAACGTCAGGTCAGTGAAGGGTATATCTATACGTTTAACTTCAGCAGCTTCTTGTTTAGGTTTGGGTGGTTTTCCTTCTTGTTTTCTTTGAAGCTCCTCTTCCAACACTTCTTCCAGATCAGCTGTAATAACACCTACAGGAGGTGCTAAGACACTAGGAGCTATAACTAAGGGGTCATAGCTAGGAAGGTTAGCTGTAGGCTGTTCTAAGGTAGGTACAGGTATATCTACAGCACCTGGGATAGTTAATGCATCAGGTAGAGTTATAGAAGGAAAGAGTGGTTCATCTCCCATATTTATTAAGTGTTATTTTCCCAATTATCAAATGATTCTTTCCCCCATTGTCCATAGTTTTCTTCACCTACAGGTTTTTCAATAGGAGTAAAAGGTATTGTTTTAACGTAATTCCAGAAAGGACTATCGAATTTAGAGCCTGTCTTGTAATGCCATAAAACAAAGTTTGCAATTGAATTAACTTCTTTATGTAGTAAATGCAAGCATTGAGGAATATCTACTTTATTAATAAAACGATCATAACCAACTCTTGCAATCCATAGATATAATCCTGTTGCTGTAGCTTCAAGAGGTTCAATAAATGCACACTGATTACCATTTAGTAATGTACGTTCACCGACGAATGGATTAAAAGAACAATAGTTGTCGAACTTCATTGAATGTTCTATCTCCTCTACTCCAAAGCGTTCTTGAAAGTCTTTAGTTGCTTCTTCCTTAGAAGTTAGATCTGCATTATATAGATAGCCAAGACTTAGTTTGTCTTCAGTGGGAACAGTAAAAGTCCAACCGTTAGGAGTTGCTTGTGCTTCCGTCCAGATCATTTCTTTTTTTGGAAGGCTTGCAAGTAAAACGGAATTAATAGGATTAATAATAGTATCTAAATTGTCTTTGTCTCTAGCCTTTCGACCACGACAATCAATAATAAAATCAGCGTCAATCTCTTTTTCTGGGTCAGTTATTTCTTGTTCTATAACATTAAACTTTCCACTAGATAAAACAGCATCACTTAATTTCTTAGGAGTGTAGTGAATCGATACTTGATCCATTGAGTAGAAGGAATGAAAAATTTGATCTTTCTTTGTTCCCCAATTCTTATATAGAATCCCTGTTTTTAATGTTGCTCCAATAGGATTATTAAACCAATTAAAATCTAAACAAGTAGAAATTAACCCTGTAACAGGAATAGTTGTTCCTTGTCCTACTCGTTCAATTGGGTGGTGTACTGAATCGTGATATAAATCAATTTCTAAATTTGGTTGGTATAGCCTCCAATGAAGTGCTGAAACGCAACCAGCATTACCAGCACCAATAATTGAAAGTTTATTAATCACTTAAAACGTCGTATTTTCTTAAATGATCCATATAAAATTGAGACAATTTATTAGTTTGGTCATTAGTACCAGGTTCTGTTAATTCAAGAGTGTGTTTTTGACCACTTGAGTCTGTGTATTCTAATTTAGCCATAATTTTTTTAGTAGGTAATTCATTTTAAACATCTTGACAAGCACTAGGGAAGGTTCGTGTATCACCTGGCCAAATGATTTTTACAGCACCGTTGGCAGAAGAGAAAGTTGTTGAGCAACTTTGACCACTTGAAACTCCACCTAGACCACCACCATAAGTACGACCATCACGAGTGTAGGATCCAGTACAAGCATTATCACTGTCTACCGTTCCACAACCACCGTTACCTTGTCCGTCACCACCTTGTGCGGAAGCCGGAGTACCCACAGTGCCTCCCAAACCTCCAGTTGAGGAAGATGTAGTTCCAATTAAACCAGAACCACCTCCACCTCCACCTCCACCACAACCACCTACTCCACCAGCTGAACCGCCTCCACCAGCAGCGTCGCTAGACCCTGGGAAACCACGCGGATTAGAATTATTAGTAGAACTACCATCACCACCATCACCACCATATCCACCTGCTCCTCCTCCTCCTCCTCCCCATCTATAACTAGCCCACGACCCGTAGACTCCGCCAGAGCCACCATCACCACCTCCATCTCTTTCACTACCTGAACTAGCTCCTCCAGTAGTACCATAAGCACCACCAGCACGAAGAATAGTAAGACTATTAAAAAATGAAGATCCAGTGGTGTTTCCACTACCACTTTGTCCTTTTAATCCAACTTGAAGAGATATTGATGCACCAGGTGTTACGGAGATATTATTACCATAAGCTAGAGCACCACCACCACCACCATTCATTCCACTATCACTCCCTGCACCTATACAAACCACGCTAACTGACGTGACTCCAGCAGGAACGGTCCAAGTATGACTTCCAGTTGTTGTGAACGTAGCTTGTCCAGCTTGCAAACTGCGATGTCCACCTAATAGCAATTGTTGTATTCCCATTAGCTTAATCCCGCACCTGTGATGTAGGCATGACCTGTATTCATGAACCACATGCTGACCATGCCTTTAGCTTCAAGCGTTTTATTGGTGTCAGTACCATCCGCCGCATTCATCAAAATAAGGTTTGTATCCCTAGCAATAGTAATTGAAGCACTATGATTGTTGACGATAGTAACTACGTCACCGTCGCTCATGACATTATACGGAATCGTAACTGTATGAGCACCTCCAACCGTTATACATTTTCCTGCGTCTGAAGCGACAAGAGTATAAGCAGCAGTCTTGTATTGCTTAGGTACGTTCCTTACATCACCTTTCTCGTCGGTTAGTTTTGTTGCTGTCAGTTCTCCCGTACTAGAATTAAAAGTTAAATTCGTTCCTGTCTTAGGAGCTAAATCTCCTGTCTCACCAGTGAAGAACGCAACATTACAAGAGGCATCTGTAGATTCATCTGCAACTGTAATAGTTGTTGGAGTTGCTGCAGCTACAGTCTGCCAAGAGCATGAACCGTCACCGTCTTCTCGTAGATATTTAGTACCGCCTGATTCACCTGTAGAAAGTATTGCTGTACCTTCTGGGGTAGAACTAACACTAGCCCAAGTTAACCCACCAGTATTACCTGATTGTTTTTGTAGATATTGTCCATCACTACCAGCATTACTGATTTTTAAATTAGCTTCATCAACTGTGTCATCAGTTATGACTGTTGCTCCATCAGCAGTAGAAGTTACTTCTCCACTGTGGTTTGGGTGAGAATAGTTGTTTGCACTAGCTGCAATTCCATCTAACTTACTGTGGTCAGCATCTGTAAAGTTGTTTTGAGTTAAACCTCCATCACCAACAGAATAAGTAGTGTTATTATCAGCAGACCATACAGCAGTTCCAGAGGAGCTATATTTTAAAAATTGACCCGCGCTACCACCAGTGGGAATATGAACATTACCAGCACTAGTAGGGTGTGAATAATTGTTTGCAGAAGTAGCTATACCTGAAAGTTTTGTTTTTTCTGCATCTGTGTAGGCGTTAGTATCTGATTCTGCCTCATAGGCTGTTTTAATTTCTGCCCCAGTTTGATCAGCCGTAGCTGAAGCTTCTATTGCATTAAGTTTAGTATGGTCAGCATCAGTAAAGACGTTAGAATCACTAGCTGCTTCGACTGCTGTTCTTATCTCTGCATTAGTCTGATCGGCAGTAGCACTGGCTTCTACACCAGCTAACTTAGTTTTCTCTGCATCTGTATATGCATTTGTATCTGACTCTGCTTCATAAGCAGTTTTGATTTCTGCACCAGTTTGATCAGCCGTAGCACTAGCTTCAATTGCGTCTAACTTTGTATGATCAGCATCTGTGAAGTTGTTTTGAGTTAAACCACCATCTCCTACTGAATAAGTTGTATCAGTAGGTGTTACCCAAGATAAGCCATTTGATCCATCAGTTTTTAAAATCTGATTTGCAGATCCATCACTGTTGGGAAACTCCATACCACTTAATACAACACTACCTGAACCATGTGGAGTGATGTTTATATTTGCATTACCTGAAGGAGATATAATTGATTTATTATTAACACTTAAATTACCACCAAGTTCAGGTGTGGTATCTTCAAGTAATTCTGTAATTCCAGATTGAGTTAAGCTAGATGCTGTAGCAAAAGATAAGACACCATTACCATCTGTTTTTAATATCTCATTAGCATTACCATCAGTAGGTAGTTGATATGTAACATTAGAAGATAATGAAGCTGGTGCTTTTAAAGCTATATAGTTACTACCGTTTGCAGTCTCTTCACTTACTCTTACTTCCTTACCGTTCTTAACAGTTACGTGTTCATCAAGATTTACTGCACCTGTAAATGTTTCACCATCTATAGATGCGTATCTAGTTTCTGATGTAGAAGCAAAGTATCTTTTCCATTTCCAACTAGAACTACCAGTAGTTGTATATTGAAGTCTTACAGTTAAACCTGAATCACCTACAAAACCAGAAGGCATTCCTGACATAGGTGTAAAGGATTCAATACCTGTAGAATCAGTTACTTCTACTCCAGTACCATTTGTAGGGTTAGTAACAGCTACTGCTGTAGCACCTGTACCACCACCTCCACTGAATGCAACTGTTGCACCAGCTGAATATCCTGAACCAGCAGCTGTAACAGTAACACCAGTAACAGCACCTGCATTTATAGTAGCTGTAGCTGTTGCACCTGATCCTGAAGACCCAGAAGAATTAGTGATAGTTACAGTAGGAGCACTAGAATAACCTGAGCCACCAGCTGTAAGTGATATACTACTAACTACAAAATTAGGTATAGCATTTTTATTAGCTACTGTATTATAAATAATCTCACTATCTGCTTTCGGAACATTAACCCAGTTAACACCATTATATTCTAATTTATCTAATGCACTTGGACTAGCTAAAACTACGTCTGTCAATGTACCCATTGTAGTGGCTACACCTGATGGACCCTGTAGACCTGTTGCACCTTGTAAACCTTGTGGTCCTGTAGCACCTGTTGCTCCAGTATCACCTTTTGCACCAGCTGGTCCTGCTGGACCTTGTGATCCTGTTGCGCCTGCTGCGCCTGCTGGTCCTGCTGCACCTGCTGCACCTGTAGCACCAGTTGTACCTTGAGCACCAGCTGCACCTGTAGCACCTGTAGCACCTGTTGCACCTGCAAGTGTTCCTACATTCACCCATGCAGTACCACTATAAGCCCAACAATTATTATCACTAGCTTTCCATAGATCCCCTTGTGTTGGGTTTGGTGCAGTAGTACTATTTGGTGCTCCTGTGTAGGCATAAGTTCCAAGAAGTCTCAGACCTGTACCTTGATCACCTTTTGGACCTGCTACACCTTGTGGTCCTGCTGGACCCGCTTGTCCTTGTGGACCTTGTTCACCTTGTGATCCTCTCTCACCTTTGACACCTTGAGTACCTGTAGTACCTTGTGTACCTTGTGGTCCTTGAGCACCTTGAGCACCTGCAGCTCCTGTTGGACCAGCTGGACCTTGTATGCCTCTATCACCTTGTGGTCCCTTCATTGTTCCAGAAGGGTTAGTTATTGATCCTTCTAGTTCTTGAAGTTGTAGTTGTATTTCAGTAAAGTTTTCATTCAGTGCATCTGCTCTTATAGCATTGCCTGGATTAAATGAGTTTGTCATATTGTTATAAGAGTTAAATACCTATGATTGAATGTCTATTGAGTTTGAAGTTCCATCCCATGATGCCTCTACCGTTTTATCCTCACTTGGAGAGTTACTAAATTCCCATTTACCAGATATAGAAGCACTATCTACTATTTGTTTTGAATAAAATTTAAAACCAGGCTGTTGACAGGTTTCAACACCATTTACACTTAAACCACCTATATGTGGAATTGCTGAACCTATACCATAGCTTTGAGCAGTACTAGGTACTCCAGTTAAAGAACTACTACTCTGCCATGGAGCAGCTTCTTTTAAATGGTTATTACCTATACCAAGATCATAAAAATATGTTCCCATATGATGTACAGCCATAAACCAACCGTTGTTTGTACAAACTGATGGATCATTTATTTGTAGGAATCCATCAGTTTTGTTTGCTGAAAAATCGTTGTATTTATACCAATCTGTAGTCCATGGTCCCTGTGGAACATCATTTGCAGGTGTGGTATGCCAGACATTACCAAAGGCATTTAGAAGTTCTTTTTCAGCAAATTTTATTACACCTGAACCTACCCATCTAGCATACTCATATTGAGTTGTATCTACAGGTTGTGTACATCGTAATGAGTACTGCCAAGCAGAACTTGAAGAACCTGTTTCAATAGTTATATAAGCTGAATCCGTAGGTTTGTTAATTATAAATGCAGTTGGTGTGTTTGCATTAACAGTATGAGTGGTGGTATTTCCATTAGGAAAGGTATGAACAAATGTCTGACCTGCAGGAGGACTAGTAGCTATTAAAGATAAAACACCATGACCACTACCTATATTATGTAATGTGGCAGTTGACGTTGTACCTATTTTAGCTTTCTCACCACAATTGCTTGATTCTAATATTGAAGTATCTTCAAATTCTGGAGTACTACCGTTGAATTCAGAACAAAGACCATCTGGAGGTCCACAACCGATACATTTAACTCTTATGCTTAATTTATTATCTTTTAAAGTATCGTCAATTGTTAGTGATGTTGTTCTATCTTCCCCAAGTAGTTCAGTAGATTTTACTAAACTTGCTGAACCTCCTGTTCTTGGGGTCTTATACCAATTAACATTAGCACCTTTAATACATGGAGATGTATAAGTAATAGTATCTCCAGTTTTAAAAGGTCTAAGTGGATCATCTCTATCGTCAACAAGTATGCCTGGGGTTCCATCAGTTTCTCCTCTACTACCATCGTCAGTATCTGGATCTGGTATAGGTTCAAATTTATTAGTTAATTCTGTACCACAAGCTAAAGTACATCTTCTAATTCTAATCTTAGGTTGTGTATCTGATATCTTCTTAGGAGCAAAGTTAAATTCAATACTATTATCATTAACAAAAGTATAACTACCTCCATCGTTTTGTTTTATCCATTTATTTCTATTGTTATCATATAATTCAACAATTACATGTTCTTTACGTTTATAAGGAAATGGGAAAGAATATTTGGTGGTATGTCCATCTCCATAAAATTCAACCTTAGTCCGACCTGCTCGGCCAAGCCAAGTTTTATGTATTTGAGATGGCATTA